TTATTTTTGGAAATTTTTGTTGTAAGAGGTTTTGATTTCCTACACATATCTCTGGACACCAAATTGTGAAGTGGCCGAGATTATTTTTGAAAAATTTTTGTGAGGATTGATTTCTTACACATATCTCTGGACATCAAATTGATAAATGGCCGAGAAAAAATGAAAAAAATTTAATTGTGTTTTTTCTTTTAATAAGGAAGAAATTATGCACTGACCAGAATGAGACAAAGGTCAGTGCAATTTTTTTGGAAAAAAATGCAATTTGATTCGGCCAAACCGAAATTTGCTGTCCAGAGATATATGAGGAACCTACTAAAAGTTCCAACTATTTAACGAAAGGAGTGTGAGGCTCATGGGGTAAGTTACAGAAATCCAGAAGGTTATGCTGACCCTGTTCCTTACGCAGCTCTTTTAAATATGGAAAGAAAGTATATGCCGATTGTTTATATCTGTTCTGCTTTTAGTGGAGATGTAATCGGTAATACGGAGAAGGCAAGAAGATACAGCAGGTTCGCAGTAGACAATGGATGCATTCCAATGGCACCACATTTATTACTGCCACAGTTCTTATCAGAAGAAACAGAACGAGACCTTGCGATGTTTATGGATATTGCCATTCTTTCCAAATGTAAGGAGTTGTTGGTGTTTGGGACTCCGACAGCCGGGATGCAGAAGGAGATTTCCTATGCAGAACGCAAGGGAATGGTAATCAGATATTTTAATGAAGACTTGAAGGAGGATGCATAAATGCAGATGACATTATTTCATGCGGATTGCGTGGGCAGTCCTGCAAATTGTAGTTATCCCCATAAGGTAGTGGTGGATGATGCAGTAAAGATGGAGGCGGTCGTTGCTCATGATCATGTGTGCGCCACCTACAAAAATGATTACAGAAATGTCGGTAACTTCATTCAGTCAGATGTGATTCCTATGGACATTGATAACGATCATACGGAAGATCCTGCTGAATGGCTGACAGAAGAGAAGATTGAAGAGTTGTTTGGGGATGTGGACTATGTGCTTGTGCCGAGCCGACACCATATGCTTTCCAAAGATGGAGCAGCGGCAAGACCGAAGTTTCATATTTATTTTCCAATCCCAGCTTGTACGGATGCAAAAGAGTACACAGCAATTAAGACAGCTCTGCAGAGAGCCTTTCCATTCTTTGATGGGAATGCATTAGATGCTGCAAGATTCCTGTTCGGAGCAACGGTCACGGACATAGTGTGGAACGAAGGTTGGATGGGCAGTGTACTTGAGATGTTCGAAGATGCAGAAGATGATGACGAGGACTTTGATGCATCAATCAGTCACGGACCTATCACACAGGGAAATCGTAATAATTTCATGTCACGTTTCGCAGGTCGTGTGCTTAAGAGATATGGAGATACGGACAAGGCGCATCAAGTGTTCTTGGAGCAGGCAGATAAGTGTCAGCCACCTCTTGATGATGCGGAACTTGCAATTATCTGGGGGTCGGCTCAGAAATTTTACACCAATACGGTAATGACACAGCCGGGGTATGTTGCACCAGATCAGTACAACGATGACTTCGAGGGTAATTCCTTAAAGCCAGAAGACTACTCCGATGTCGGACAGGCAAAGGTGCTGAGTCGGGAATATGGATATGAGTTGAAGTTTACGGCGGCCACAGACTTTATTCGTTTTGACGGAGAAGTGTGGGTGGAGGACAAGCAGATGGCGGTTGGCGCCTGTGTGGAGTTCCTCGATTTACAGCTTGCAGATGCTCAGACCGTAATCGAGACAGCGAAAAAAGCACTGGTGGATGCGGGATATGATGAGTCGGTTGTAAATCAAGGGTCAAAGGCTCTTGCAAAAGATATACAGGCAGACCACTTACCACTTTTCTATATGCTCGTTGGTGGGGAGAAGTACCTTGCTTTCACTATGAAGAGAAGGGACTACAAGTACATTACTTCGGCACTGAATGTTGCAAAGTCGATGCTTACCATTAAGGTTGCTGACCTGGACAAAGACCCGCATCTTCTTAATACACCGAGAGCGACCTACAACCTTGCGAAAGGTGTCAGTGGGGAGCAGCCACATGATCCATTCGACCTTATTACTAAAATCACGGAATGTTCTCCGGGAGATGAGGGCATGGACATTTGGCAGGAGGCACTGCAGACATTCTTCTGTGGTGATGCAGAACTTATCGAATATGTACAGCGGGTTATTGGCTTGGCTGCAATCGGGAAGGTATATTCAGAATTTCTTATCATCGCATATGGAGATGGGGCCAACGGCAAATCAACCTTCTGGAATACCATTGCCCATGTGCTTGGAACCTACAGCGGTAAGATTTCTTCGGACATTCTGACAATGGGAAACAAGGTCAATGCTCAGCCTGAAATGGCAGAACTGAAAGGCAAACGCCTCATCATTGCCTCAGAAATGCAGGAGGGGATGAGACTTAATACAGCCGTGGTCAAGCAGCTTTGCTCCACAGACGAGATTCAGGCTTGTAAGAAATACAAGGACCCGTTCCATTTCGTGCCATCCCATCAAGTTGTACTTTATACGAACCATCTTCCAAAGGTCGGTGCGAATGATGATGGTATCTGGCGCAGACTGAAGGTTATCCCCTTCAATGCAAAGATTAAGGGCAACAGTGATATTAAGAACTATGCGGATTATCTTTATGAAGAGGCAGGCTCGGCAATCATGAGTTGGATCATTGAGGGTGCAAGGAAGGTCAGCGAGGATGATTACAAAGTCGATGACCCTAAGTGCGTAACAGATGCTATTGACTCATATCGTGAGGACAACGATTGGCTCGGTCACTTCATTGCAGATTGCTGTGAAGTGGATGATACCTCAGAGGAGAAGTCCGGGGAGTTCTATCAGCAGTATCGTGCTTACTGTATTCAGAACGGTGAGTACACCAGAAGTACAACAGACTTCTATGCAGCAGTGGACAAGGCAGGGTTCTATCGCCATAAGACCAACAAGGGTGTCATGGTGCATGGCGTGAAGCTCAAAACGGGAAGTGATTTCATTTAGAAAATCATGAGTGCAGGTCGGTGAAGGTCATTTACAAACTTTTTCCTAAATGACCTCTACCTGCATAAACCCTTATTTTAAGCCATTTGTGAAGGTCGTTATGGTCATTTCCTAAAAATACCTATATAGAGAAAAAGACATAAAAAAGCCTATAAGGGAAGTTTAGGAAATGAGGTTCTTGACCGTCACTTTTCAAATTTTGATGGAGGTGTGCGATGCGAGAGAAAGTCATCAAACAGAAATTAGTCAGTGAAGTAAAAAAGCGTGGCGGCATCTGTCCGAAGTGGGTGTGTCCTTCATTTGATGGGATGCCCGACCGTCTGATTTTTCTACCTGGTAGGAAGTTCGGATTGGTGGAGGTTAAGGCTCCAGGGAAGAAGCCTAGACCACTGCAGGTATCACGACACAAGTTATTAGCAAGACTTGGCTTTAAGGTGTATGTCCTTGATGCCATAGAAGATATAGGAGGTATCCTTGATGAAATTCAAACCACATAACTATCAGCAGTATGCGATAGATTTCATTATTAACAATCCAATAACAGCCATTTTTCTCGACCTCGGAATGGGTAAAACGGTCATCACATTGATGGCAATTCAGTATCTTATGTTTGAGCAGTTCGAAGTAGCAAAGGTGCTTGTTGTGTGTCCCCTCCAAGTTACAAGAACCTGGAGAGATGAGATGGATAAATGGCAGGAACTTGGAATTTTATCCTATTTCGTTGTAACAGGAACAGCAGCACAAAGGAAGAAAGCACTGAGAGCAGAAGCGGATGTGTACATTATCAATCGTGAGAATTTGCCTTGGCTTATAAACAAGAGTGGAGAGCCATTCAACTTCACAATGGTTGTGATTGATGAGCTGTCCTCCTTTAAGAATCATCAGACAGCAAGGTATAAGGCGCTTATGAGTGTTAGAAGTAAAGTCAAATGGATCTGTGGCCTTACGGGTACGCCTGCAACAAATTCTCTTATGGATTTATTTGCAGAGTTCAAGGTGCTTGATATGGGTCAGCGACTTGGAAAATTTATCGGTCAGTATAGGCTCAATTACTTTAAGCCAGATCGAATGAACGGTCCAATTGTGTACAGCTATAAATTATTGCCGGGAGCAGAGGAGAAAATTTATGACAAGATTTCGGATATCACGATTTCCATGAAAGCCTGTGACTATCTCGATATGCCAGAACTTATCAGCAACGAGTATCCTGTGTACCTTGATGATAAAGAGATGGAAAAATATAAAGAGCTGAAGGACGAAATGATTCTTTCAACACCAGAACATGAAGTGACTGCTGCCAATGCAGCATCTCTTGGAAACAAGTTGTGCCAATTGGCTAATGGTGCAGTGTATTCTGATTCAGAGGAGAAGGATATTATTTCTTTCCATGATAAGAAGTTGGATGCACTGGAAGATATCATCGAATCAGCGAATGGCAAACCGCTCCTTGTAGCATATTGGTTCAAACACGATTACAGCAGAATTGTGGAGAGGTTAGAAAAACTTGGTGTCAACTATATGAAGATTGATACCGATGAGAGCATCTCCCTTTGGTGTGAGAAGAAGTTACAAGTTGGACTTATCCATCCTGCAAGTGCAGGTCATGGCTTGAACCTGCAAAGCGGTGGAAATGTCATGGTCTATTTCGGACTTCCATTTTATAATCTCGAATTGTATCAACAGTGCAATGGAAGATTATACAGACAAGGGCAGCAGGAAGGAAGTGTTACCATTATCCATCTTGTAGCAAAAGGAACCATCGATGAGAAGATTATGAAATCTTTGGAAGACAAGGATGCAACACAATCTGCACTTATTGATGCCGTCAAAGCGGAATTATAGAAAATCAGAGTCAATCAAAGTCAATCCGAGGGAATAAAAACTTATTTCGGAGGAATTGCCTATGAGTGCCAGAGTAGACCTTGATCCTTACGAGGGACTTGCGAATGCAATCATATTGCAGGCCGTAAAGGATTATAGAGATGCCTGTAAGAAGTTGGCCAGAGGAAAGACCAACCATAATGCCGAGGCTATGAAAAATGAATGCCTACGATTTTTCAGATCACCGTGGTTTGGGGTACTTACAGAAATCGGCCCCGAAATGCTAATCAGAAAACTCGATGAGGAGGTATCGGCATGACAGTAAAGGAATATTTGAGTCAGGCGTACAGGCTTGAGAATAAAATCAAGTTGCAGCAGAAGAGAATCGAGGAATTGAGGGAACTTGCAACATCGGTTTCCTCTCCGGGTTTCGAGGAGCATTATAACGCAAGCAGAAATACAGATGCGCCATATGTTAAGACCATAGAAAAGATTATGGAGTATCAGGAAGAAACAGAAAAGAGGATTGTACTTCTTTTGGATTTGAGGGAGCAGATGAGAGCCTCTATTCAAAAGGTCGAAAATCCCGACCTTAGTTTGGTATTGGAATATCGTTATATCTACAATATGCCTTGGTCGAAAATCGGAGATGAGATGTATGTTGATGAAAGGACAGTTCGCAGATGGCATAATCAAGCATTGGCTTGTTTCAAAGTACCAAAAAATCCGATTGTGATATAATGCGCCGAAAATGTCCGTAAATGTCCATGTGGCATCTATGATATTGTTATCCTAGCGAAAAAGATAAAACGCTAACAGGCACGAGCCTTCATGGTGGCATCCCCACTGTGAGGGCTTTTCTTATGCCAAGAAATGGAGGTGTGGCAATGCCAAGAAAAGCAAAGCATCCGTGCCACCACCCAGGATGCCCAAGGCTGACAGAGGGAAGGTTCTGTGAGGAACACCAAAAGGAAGACAACAAGCAGTACGAGAAGTACCACCGTGACCCAGACACGAGGAGACGGTACGGTCGAGCGTGGAAACGCATCCGTGACAGTTATGTTAAGACCCACCCATTCTGTGAGCTTTGTTACGAGAAGGGAGTGCTTGTCCATGTGGAGGAAGTACACCACAAGCTACCCTTACGAGAAGGTGGTACGCATGACCGAGACAACCTTATCTCTTTGTGTAAGACGTGTCACGCAAGGATCCATGCAGACCGAGGAGACCGTTGGCACGGAAGGAAGAGTGATTCGTATGAGTGATGGTCGTGACACTCATTTCCGAAAAGGTAGGGGCGGGTCAAATCTCTACACGAAAGGCTTCAGGGCAACGGTGCCGCCCCTTCGTGTGTACTTTTTGCGTTTTTGAACAGGGTATTAAGCACCCTATCGTTAAGAAATATATTAGGAGTTGATGATATGGCAAGAGACGGAACTGCCCGTGGCTCAAATATTAAGGTCAATGCTGGACGAAAATCCAAGGCATTAGCTGAGAAGATGGCGGCGGGTAATCCTGGTGGAAGAAAGCTGAAGGTCATTGACTTGCCGGACGGAGTAGAACTGGAAGGAGCAGATATCCCAGAGCCAAGTTCATACATAAAATCCAAACAGAAAGCTGTGGGCGAATTTGATGCAGAACACATTTATAGATATATCTATCTGTATTTGAAGGATAAAGGATGCGACAAATTAGTGAGTAAGCATTTGGTGGAGCAGTACGCAATGAGCGTGTCCCGACTGATGCAGTGCGAGGAGGCTATCTCAGAATATGGATTCCTCTCCAAGCATCCGACCACGGGAGCTGCCTGTGCAAGTCCATTTGTGGCAATGGCTCAGAACTACCAGAAACAGGTAAACACAATATGGTACCAGATTTTCCAAGTGGTAAGGGAAAACTGCTCGAAGGATTTTAACCCGGATGAGTCTGACCCTATGGAACTTCTGCTACGGAGTAGAGGATAGGAGAAACACATGATAGAAAAAGTGAATCCGATGCACCCGGATAAGGTTGCAGACCGAATTGCAGGTGCAATCGTTGATATAGCCTATGCATCTGAGGAAAATTCAAAGATTGCAGCAGAGGTTCTGATTGGACATGGCGTTTGCCATGCGATCATTGAGACATCTGCACACCTTGATGAAAAGAATGTTGCAGATGCGATTTACAGAATTGCCGGAAATGTGCAGACAGATATCGTGATTGTTTCACAGGACATTCATCTGTCTGAGAATCAGAAGGGTAATATCCGTTGTGGGGATAATGGCATCTTTAAGGGAATGCCACTTACTGGAGAACAGAAAGAACTTTCACAGATTGCAAGGGACATTTACAGGAAATATCCCACAGACGGAAAGTACATTCTTGATGGGGTAAGGCTCATCATCTGCCAGAGCAATGCAGACAAAGAGGAACTGGAGAATCACTACCCAGGGGCAGAGGTCAATCCGCTTGGTGCCTGGGCAGGTGGTACAGATGTAGATACGGGAGCAGCCAACAGAAAACTTGGTTCTGATATGGCTGATTCTGTTACAGGCGGAGGACTGCATGGCAAGGATTTATCCAAGGCAGATGTATCCGTAAATATCTATGCTTTCCTTAAGGCACAAGAAACAGGACAGCCTGTTACTCTCTGCTGTGCCATTGGTGATGAGATGATAGATGGAAAGCCTTATGCAGAGATTGTGCAGATGGCAAGAGCGTACATTCAGTCTGTTGGCGGATTTGAGAAATTTGCAGAATGGGGGTTATTCTGATGGGAAAACATACTACAGAAATGAAAATGGTACAGACTTCAAAACTGATACCATATGTAAATAATGCAAGAACCCATTCGCAGGAACAGGTCAATAAGCTGCGAGGTTCTCTTCGTGAGTTTGGTTTCATCAATCCTGTTATTATCGATGCAGATTATAATGTCATTGCCGGACACGGAAGACTTATGGCTGCAAAGGAAGAGGGCATTGAGGAAGTTCCATGTGTGTTTGTCGATTATCTGACTGAGGCACAGAAGAAAGCATACATTCTCGCAGACAACCGATATGCACAGGATGCAGGATGGGATGAGGAGATGCTGCGAGTTGAGATTGAAGCCTTGGAGGGAATGGACTTTGATGTTTCATTCACGGGTTTTGATGAACAGGAAATCGCAGATCTTCTTGCCGGGGATGCGGATGATGCAAAAGAAGATGATTTCGATGTGGAGGAGGAACTTCAGAAACCATGCTTTTCAAAAACCGGGGACATCTGGCATATCGGAAAGCATAAGGTCATCTGCGGTGATTCCACATTGGAGGAAACATACACAAGGCTCTTTGAAGATAAGAAGTGCAACCTTGTCTGTACGGATCCGCCATACTTCGTAGCACTTGAGAATGCATCCGGCAAGATTGCAAACGATGACCTTAACGATAAGGACGGATATGAATTCCTTATGAAGGCATTTACCAATTTTCATAATGTCATGGCTATTGATGCATCTATCTATGTGTTCTATGCAACGATGAAGGCTCGTGTATTTTATGATGCTTATGAGGATGCAGGATTTAAGGTCGGAGCGGGTCTGATATGGAAAAAGCCAAGGGCACCGCTTATGAGAACGGACTGGAAGTTTAATATGGAGCCGATTATCTGGGGGTGGAGAAAAGACGGAAAGCATAAGTGGTATGGTGACCAGAAACAGAAGTCCGTATTTGAATTTGATGGTATCAAGAATTCAAAGGAAGATGGATTCGGACATCCATCCAGTAAGCCGGTTCCACTGATTGCCTATCTTATCAAGCAGTGTACACAGGCAAATGGTATCGTACTTGACGGATTTCTTGGCTCTGCATCCACGCTGATGGCCTGTGAGCAGCTTGACCGTATCTGTTATGGTGTGGAACTTGAACCAAAATTTGTGGATGTGGCTGTAAAGAGATATCTCGAATACAAAAATGGTGACAGCACGGATGTGTATGTCATCAGAGATGGAGAGAAGTTAAGCTACGAAGATGCAGTGGCAGGAATGGAGGATGCCGATGGAACAACAGAATAAGAAACTTTTGACCCTCGGCAGTCTTTTTGACGGTTCCGGGGGTTTTCCATTGGGTGGAGTCATCGCAGGCATCACACCAAAGTGGGCAGCAGAGATTGAACCATTTCCCATAAGAGTTACATCGGTTCGTTTTCCGAACATGACACACCTTGGAAATATAAGTGAAGTCAGTGGTTCAGAAATAGAGCCAGTTGACATCATCACATTTGGAAGTCCCTGTCAGGACATGAGCGTGGCAGGGAAAAGAGAAGGCTTGGGCGGTAATCGTTCAAGTCTTTTTTATGAGGCAATCAGAATTATAAAAGAAATGAGGGAGGCTACCAGTGGAAAATATCCAAGATACATCGTCTGGGAAAATGTCCCAGGAGCATTCTCGTCAAACAAGGGCGAGGATTTCAGGGCAGTCCTCACCGAAATCTGCAAAGTCAAAAAAGCTGACGTGTCTGTACCTAAACCTTCAAAATGGGAAAATGCAGGACGCATCATGGGAGAAAGCTTCAGTATCGCATGGAGACTCCTCGATGCTCAGTATTGGGGTGTTCCCCAGAGAAGATAACGTATCTACCTTGTCGCAGATTTTGATGGAGGGAGTGCCGGAAAAATATTATTTGAGTCAGAAGGCGTGTCTGGGTATTCTGCGCAGGGCTTCAAGTCGTGGCAAGACGCTACCAACGGTATTACAGAAAGCACTGATGAAACAGGCAGGACAGACAGCTTAATGTTTGAGAATCATTCACAGGATACACGGTATCGTGGACCATTGTCAGTTGCACAGACTGTATCTTCTACCTATGGAACCGGTGGTAATAATCAGCCGTTTGTATTGCAGACACCAAAGACACTGAAAATCAGATGTGGATGTGAGGGTGGCGGTAAAGGTGCATTGATACAGGATGACCTGTCAGCCACACTTGGCACGAACAATGATCAGACATTGTTCCAGCCGAGAGCATTTGGAGTGTGTGCAAAGAACAGCAATTCCATGAAATCAGATAATCCAAACAGTGGATTCTATGAGGCAGAAACCTCACGAACACTTGATGCGAATGGTGGAAATCCGACCTGTAATCAGGGTGGCATTGCTGTGATAGAAGGAAATGGCAGCCGACCTTCCCATAAGGGAGATGGTTATAAAGAATCGGATATCATGTATACCTTAAATGCCACAGAGCAACACGCAGTAGCATTTGCCGATGTTCATGCCACGCTTTCTGCAAATGACGGTCCTAAGGGTCCATCCAGTCAGATGATGAAGAATCCGGAAGAGAACTTTGTCGGAGAGCCATCCTATGGTATTGGCAGACCTGCTATGAATCAGGGCTACAATGCATCCTTCAGCTTTCAGATTGAAGAGGAGGTTGAGCCAACACTTGTTGCAGCCGGAGCAAGTGGTGTGGCACATCCGAGATTTTCTTCTTCAAAGGCATCGTTTTTCACAGAGGCGAATGAGGAGTGTGCCAATACCTTAGTTGCGACTGATTACAAGGATCCACCGATTGTGAATGACGGAGAGGATACTGATTATATAGTACGAAGGCTGACACCAACGGAATGTGCAAGATTGCAGGGATTCCCTGACTGGTGGTGTGATGAACTTGGCATTGCAGAACCAACCGATGATGATATTGACAAGTGGCGTGAAATCTTTAATGCCCATGCAAGGGCAATGGGAAAGACCACTAAGCCAAAGTCGGATAATCAGATAAGAAAATGGTTACAGAACCCACAGTCTGATTCTGCTGAGTATAAGATGTGGGGAAATGGTGTGGCACTTCCGAATGTTTATTTCGTGCTGTCAGGCATTATGTACTATGCACAAGAATCTGCAACATAACTGCGGTATATTTGTGACCCTGTGAATGCACATATTTGTTGCTTTTACAGGGGTTTAGAGTGATATATGTACATACCAAAAGAAAGGGAGGTACATGAACATGGTACTGCATTTTAATGTAACAGGCGAAAGCCGGAAAGCAATGGTAAAAGCCATTGAAAAGGAAATCGGAGGCAAGGCAAAATACCTCGGAGTTCCATCCTGCGCATACGAGATTGGAAACTACACGGTAGGCAGAAACGGGGAACTTGAATTCGGAGATTTTGATGACATTGACGAAGCTGCCCCAATCATTGAGGCTTGTGTGACCGCCACAGGGGTTATACCAGAAGGATGGGGAGAACAGCCGACAGCAGAAGAAACCGCCGAGGATTTGCCAACAGAGGGCGAGACGGTGGAACTTACGGTTTCCCTTCCAAAGGATAAGGTGGACATTGAAAAGCTGGACAGCTTACTTGAAGCAAAAGGAGATTTGATTCAGAAGGCACTTGGAGCTAAGAACCTTGAATATGAGGAAGGCGCCTACGAAGTGAGATTCCCTTGGTTCGATGAGGTTGCATCAGATGAGGCAACAGCCTACACGAGATTTATTTCTGCCCTATGCGAAATGACCATCAAGCAGAAAAGAATCACAGCAAAACCAAAGGAAAATGAGAATGAGAAATACGCATTCAGATGTTTCCTTTTAAGACTTGGCTTTATCGGAGACGAGTTCAAAGCAGACCGAAAGATTCTACTTTCCAAACTGGATGGCTCATCAGCATTTAAGTCTGGAGCAAAGAAAGGGGGCGAGCAGTAATGTTTTTCCCACCAAGAAATATTGTTGAATCCGTAAAGAAAGAATACCCATCGGGTACAAGGGTGGAACTTGTATCCATGAATGACCCTTACAGGGATATCCCGGCAGGAACAAGGGGAACCGTTGATTGTGTGGATGATACAGGAACGATTCATGTGGCATGGGATAATGGCTGCCACCTTGGAATTGTCTATGGCGAGGACTCATGCCGAAAGCTGCATACCATAAAGACCATCTGCTACGGAAAGGAAGAAACATGGGACTGCAAAGAAGATGCAGTTGCATTCTATATGCAGGCAGTTGCAGGAAGTGAAGGTACAGAGTGTGAGAGATACACAAAGATACTGACAGATCTTGCGATGGGCATGGATATATGTACAGATGGAGAGTAGGATTCTGGAAAGATACACAATTACAGGTGTGTATCTTTGTCCAGTAGTGGTATTCCAATTTATGTGCTTTAGAGTGATATATGTACTACCGAAAGGAAAACAAGCCAAAAAGGAGTACATAGAATGAACGAGAAAATCACAAGACAGATTGAAGAAATGAAAAAGCAGACCATTGGGGTGGAAATTGAGATGAACAGCATCACGAGGGAAAAGGCAGCAAGGCTTGCAGCCACCTACTTTGGAACAGGACGGTTTCAGAACACAGCCGGACGAAACGGATACTACACTTGGTCAGCATGGGACGAGCAGGGAAGGGAATGGAAATTCCAAAAGGATGTCAGCATTGCAGGACCCGACAGTGAGAAATGCGAACTGGTAACTCCGATTCTTACCTACGCAGACATTGAAATCTTACAGGAACTTGTAAGGCAGCTCAGACACGCAGGTGCAAAAAGCGATGCCACAAGGGGATGCGGAGTACACATTCACATTGGAGCCAAGGGGCATACACCACAGACCATGAGAAACCTTGCAAACATTATGGCAAGCCACGAAAGCCTCATAGCAGATGCCCTTGCCCTTGACAGAGGCAGGATGCACAGATACTGCAGAACGGTTGCCCCACGATTCCTTGAGAACATCAACAAGAAAAAGCCAAAGACCATGTCAGCATTGGCAGACATCTGGTACGGAAGTCAGAACTGCAACTACGGAAGAAGTCAGCACTACAACGACAGCCGATACCATATGCTCAACTACCATGCGACCTTTACAAAGGGAACCATTGAATTCAGGCTTTTCCAATTCGATGCTCCGGCTGACGGAAAGCGAAACGGACTTCATGCCGGGCAGCTTAAAGCATACATTCAGCTTTGCCTAGCATTAAGCCAGATGGCAAAGGAAGTAAGGACAGCAAGCCCAAAGCCACAGCAGAATGAAAATCCAAAATATGCAATGAGAACTTGGCTCCTCCGCCTTGGATTTATCGGAGACGAGTTCAAAACAGCAAGGGACATTCTTACAAGAAGGCTTGCAGGGGACACAGCATTCAGAACAGCAAGGGAATAGCCTTCTGCTACTTTAAACCTTGACCGCTCCGGCGGTCTTAAGGTGGTAGAAGGGTATTTCCTTCGAAAAGGATGGATGCGAAATGCAGAAAAGATATTATATTGCCTATGGCAGCAACCTAAACATTACACAGATGAAATTTCGATGCCCTCATGCAAGAATCATTGGCACATCGGTTGTGCCGGATTATGAACTTCTCTTTAAGGGAAGTAAGACAGGATCATACCTAACCATTGAACCTAAGGCAGGCGCAAATGTTCCTGTGGCGGTATGGGAAACCACTGCCGAGGACGAATTGGCACTTGACCGATATGAAGGTTATCCAACCTTTTATTACAAAGCGGAAATGAACCTGCCGATAGTAGGAATCAAGTCCGGGAAGGTCAGAAAGAGAGATGTATATGTGTACATCATGCATGAAGAAAGGCAGATAGGGATGCCGAGCCTGCGATATATCCAGACCTGCCTTGAAGGGTACAGGGTATTTCAATTTGATGAGAACACTTTATATTGTTTATGATACACTAAAATTACCAGAAAAAAGCGTCAGAATTCCCTGAAATCAGCAAGGGAGTTTCCTCAAAAAAGGCGGGACATATTGTATCCCCTTCACAATACAGATATCCTTTGGGTAGAGACCAATCTATTCAAAGGAGGAAAGGAAGATGTACACTATGTCCCAGATCAATCATATCAAAGATTTAAGTAATTGTGGATACCGAATCAGTGAAATTTCAAAGAAAACTGGTGCTGATCCTAAAACGATCCGCAAATATCTTGCTCAGGAGGACTTCTCTCCGGTACCGCCGGTTGTCCAGACGCAACCATCCAAGCTGGATCCATTCAAGCCTGTTATCCATGAGTGGCTTGATGAGGACAAAAAACACTGGCGCAAGCAACATCATACTGCACAGCGGATATATGAACGGCTGGTTGGAGAACAGGGATATACAGGCAGCTATAGCGTTGTTCAGCGCTATCTGAAAAAGTGTCGTTCCGTCCAGACAGAAAAAGCAACTCTCGAACTGGTCTGGGATCCAGGTCCTGCTCAGGTTGATTTTGGAGAAGCTGATTTTTATGAAAACGGAAATTTGATCCGGAAGAAATATCTTACCGTATCGTTTCCTTACAGTAACGATGGATACAGTCAGGTATTCGGTGGTGAAACGGCTGAATGTGTCTGCCAGGGGCTGGTTGATATCTTTGAATTCATTGGCGGCGTACCTCCACTGCTGATCTTTGATAATGCTACTGGTGTTGGACGCAGGATCGGTGATGTGATCCACGAAACAGAACTTTTTTCTCGTTTTCGTGCCCATTACCATTTTCGTGTCCGGTTTTGTAACCCTTATTCCGGATGGGAAAAGGGAAATGTGGAACGCAAGGTGGATTATAACAGAGCAAACCTCTTTGTGCCTGTTCCGCATTTTTCAGATGTTATCCAGTATAATCATAAGCTGCTTTTAAAGCATGAGCGGAAATCTTCTGAACTTCACTATAAAAAAACAGGTTCCAATCTGTGAACTCTTTGAGGAAGACCGCAAAGCGCTGCTGATGCTGCCACCCAAACCTTTTAATGTATGCAGATATGAATGGCTGAAAGCAGACGGTTATGGAAAAGTCTGCATGGATGGAAAACATTTTTATTCAACAAGACCTGAAAATGCCAATCAGAAAGTACTGGTTGGGATCCGTGCCCACACAGTCGATATCCTTACAGAAGGAGGCCAGGTCATTACTATCCATAAGCGTGTATTTGGCGACAGCAGGAGCGATGTTAGTGATTATACAACTACACTCGCCGTCCTTATGAAAAACTCCGGTGCATGGGGAAACAGCGGACTCCGGCAGGAAACGCCGGATGTCCTGCGTACATATATGGATGCGCAGCCGAAAGAGAAACTTAAGGATTACCTGCGGATCATGAACGAACTTACAAGTCAGTATGGCTTTCAGGCTGCTGCTTCTGCAATGGAAATGGCATGTGCCAGAAGGAACATCAATATTTGTGATGCATCAGTACTGGCTGCCCGGATCACTGGATATGGGATCAGTACTCCGCCAGAGACTGGCCCCTCATTGGAGATCTATGACGAAGCATTCCTGAAAGGAGGCAACAAAGCATTATGATGACACCAAAAATGAAAGAAGACCTCTGCATACAGATCCTTAATGCCAGCAGACAGCTGTTTCTATCCTCAAAGATTTCCGAAGTCTGCCAGGAGAAGGGAACTCAGAAACAGCTGGAGTTTGTCATGGAACTTATGAACGAAGAACTTACTCTGCGCGATGAAAACCGCCGGAAACGTCTGATCAAACGGGCCGGGTTTCCAACATACAAAACATTTGAAGGATACAGTTACCAGCACGTTAAACTTCCTCCTGCTTTTAGCAGGGAGGAGCTGGAATCACTGGAATTTGTGCCCGGACAGAAAAATCTTGTACTGTATGGCCCTGTTGGAGTGGGGAAAACACATATGGCAATCGCAGCTGGTGTGAAAGCCTGCAATCTTGGATATAAAACAAAGTTTTACACGGTAACCGAGCTGGTCTTGAAACTGGCAGAATCCCGTAAAAATGGGACTCTGGAGAGGCTTCTCCGGGATTTACGAAGCCTGGACCTGCTGATCCTGGATGAATGGGGATACGTGCCAGTAGACAAGGATGGCTCCCAGTTACTATTTCGAGTGATATCAGATAGTTATGAAAGTAAAAGCCTGATACTGACA